CATTCGGCAATAACAAACATGGTTGTCGTAACAGTTTCAACTGTGTCGCCGCGCTTAACGTCTAATTTAATCTTTGCCATAGTTCTCCTAGTGTCGGGCCGAGGACGGCCGTGATTATGGGTTTGTTACGTCTGCGCTGTAAACGCCGCCCTGTATCTCGATATCAACCACTTGTAACTCACCAAGGGCCGCGTTAATCACAGGTAATTCAGAGATGAATCCGTCGGTTAAAATAAATCCAGGATTCGTCGAGCCGTCAACGGCTGCGGTTGGGTTTACTTTGACAACGACTTTTGTTCCGACAAGTGTAGAAAGTGTGGCGTAGGTTTCGTTTGCTGCGTAAGACATGTACATCGTCAAAGTTAAGGAGTTGGAAAACAGGCCCGATGTGTAGGTGCGCGATGTGGATCCAAAAGCGGTGTCTTCCAAAGGCTCCGAGACAACCGTGAACACCGCTGCGGTGCATTGGTCGCTGATGTCCACAAGCGATCCGATTGCAGCGCCGATTTGGACTTTTGGGTTTGAGAGGATTGTTGAGGTTGCCATGATTGCTCCTTGAGTAGTGGTTTCAGTTTGACATAGTTTCGGGCGCTAGGTGTGGATTACGCCGTTTGGACTTGGGTTGCGACGGTAAGTTCGTATGCCGGCAGCATGGATCCGCCGATGTCGACGTTTGTGGGTCGGCCTGAGATGATCCCAATGTTGAGCGCGTACACCTGAGCCAGCATGTTGAGGAGGGACTTCTGGGCGTCTAGGTTGCCCGGGCCTAGCGTCACGATCTGGAGTGTAAAAGTGAGTTTGGCGATGTTGTAGTTGAAGCCTTCAATTGAGTCAATGTTGACGAACACGCACGGAGGAACAATGTTGCGTGGATCGTTTACAACTTGAAGCCCTGAGACGGTTTGCAATTTGGCGACTAGGTCGTCGTAGCCCTCATTGAATAAGTCGGTGTAGGTCGGGACTGGCACTAGGCAACCTGCGGTCGGTCAATGCCTAACAATTGGCGGATCATTCCGTTCAGTCCCATAACGGGAGCGGTTCCCATCGACTGGAAGGATGCAAAGGAATCCATGGATCCGCGCTGACGGTAGAGCGCTCCGCCGTACATAATCGTTCCAAGTTTGACATCCTGCGAAGGGACGGTCGTGAGAGAGTCAACATAGCCGGCTTCCATACGTCGACGCCAACAGAATTGGTTTGTGCTGGCCGCGCAAATGGTTAGGAATGTGGCGTCGGCTGCGGTGGCGGTTCCGATGCCCAACCAGTCTTCAATGTCTGTGGCCGTAATCCACGTGCAAGTCGGAGTTGATGTCAGGGTTCCAGACGCGGCGGTTCGCTCGACATCGGCGGCCGTTCTTGCGTAGAGGACTTGGTTAGCAATTGGGATGTTGACGTCGTAAAGCAAGTCGCCTTCGGTGTCTACGCCCTCAAACAAATATTGGGGAAGCGCTCGGATGGAATAACTTCCGTTGAACGTGGCGTCTACGCCTGCGACCGTTATTGACTGGCCGACCTCCAACTCCGTCGGGGTGAGAAGTTGAAGGACGGCGAAGTCGTCTATGAGGTACTTGTTGGTGACCGTATAGGTGGCCATTACTAGGGCCTACCTTCCGATTATGGGCTGACGATGATGGACTTGACTTGGTCTGCGTCTGCAATGAACGTAGATACGTACCCTGCGTACGAGAAGTTACGACCCAATGTGGATGGCAACTCAACGCTCATTAGGCCTCGTACTTGTTCGTAGAACTCAATAGCGCTTGCGCGCGCAACGACCATTGTGTTTGCTGCAAAGTTGTTGTCTGCAATAAGAGTCAAACCAAACGGGTTGAATGTGCTTCTTTCCGTAATGTTTGCAACGCCCATTCCGTTTACGCCCATAAGTCCTGCTGCGCCGGTGTACGGGAATACAGGTCGCTTGTCTGCGTCTAACTGGTTGCCGAGAAGCTTCCATACGTTCGGGCTGACGAAAACATGGTCTGGCAAGAAGTTTGTTGCGGTCAAGATGTCGGTTGCTGCGTCATACAATGCTGCGATTAACGTTGATGGATCGGCGGTGGCAAATGTCCATGTCGAGCCAGATGCCGATGCGCCTGCGGTAATTGCGTCTGCTGCGACGTTATCGCTGGCAATAAGATATTCGCCGAGTAAGTCATTGAGAATTATCTGGAGGCTTGCTGGATCCGTGAAGTCGACGTCCTGAATTGAGAGCGTGACTTGTCCCGCCAAGGTTGTTTTGGTAATTGTGTTTGACGCAATAACCATTGTGGTTGCGGATGCGGCAGCAAGTTCGCTTGATTGTGCAGCGACGCTTGTGTGCGTAGTGATCGTTGGACGAATAAAAGTCTTTGATGCTCCGCCGTTTGGCATTGCGCGTGCGCCGATTGCGTTAACAACTGGACGGATAAAGTTGAGGTCTTGGAAGACTGGCCCGAGGACTGGTACTGGCAAGAGGCCGGGAGTGTCGGTGGTAAGTACGTCGCCTGCTGCTGCTTCAAGTGCGGTCTGCTTTGAGCGCATGAACTCGGTTGCTGCTGCTGCAACGTTGCGGAACGTTTCTCCGCCGATGTGCATTGCTGCCATGTATTCGCCGGGGGTTGGAAGATCAAACTTGCGCTTCGGTACTGCTGGAAGGGAAGCGGTTGGGATGGTGGCTTCGATGACTGGTGCTGCTACTGATTCGGACATTGGGTTCTCCTGTTGAGGTTCTTGTTCTTCATTATTACTGATTTCTTCTTCGGGCTGGTGGATACTGGCCGCGACTTTGGTGATCTGTGCAAAGTCGCCAAAAGCTCCTATGGGGACAAGCGATAATTCTTGCCAGATAGCAGACTCGATCACCATGGTTCCGTCTTCGTCGTACGAGAACTTAACTGGGTTGATCCCAACTGAAACTTGGTCAATGGTGCCGTCGCCGGCCATAACAAGCGCGTCATTTCCGAGAGATGTTGCGCTGATCTTGGCGGTGAAGAGCATGCCTTCTGGAGTGTCTACTCGCTCCGTGACAACGCCTACTGGCTGGGATGCGTCGTGGTACATGAAGAGTCGTGGGGCTTTGCCTTCGGTTGGGAGGGCGCCCGGCAAGATGCGAACGGTGGTTCCGTCGGAGACGGTTGCGTCCACGTTGTATGGTGCTGCGATTCCTGAGATGGTTCTGCGTGGTGCGTCGCCTGCGGCAGCGTCAAGCGTGAAGTCTCCTGCAATTAGTTTAATCATCGGTTGGCTAGTCCTTCTTGAGTGTTTTCTTGGATGGTTGGTTCGTCGGCTTTGTCGGCCATGTAGTTCTCTTCCAAATAGGACTCTGCATCAAACTCGACGTAGGTTCCGCGTGGAAGAACGGAGTCCATGGAGAGCGCGGCCGCGATTGCTTCGGCGTACATTTTGAGTCCGAAGATATACAAGTCGGCGCGTGCTTGTTGGGATGACTGGTAAGAGTAACTTCCCGTTGATACGCCGACAAGGTATGGAGGCACATTACAGAGCCTGGCCGCCTCAAGAGCGCTGTAGTTTGCTGACTCAATAAGAAGCATTTTGTCTGGGCTCATTGTTGTTGGTTCGTACGATAAGAACTCATTGAGCGCGGCTGTTTGATTGGTTGCGCGTGCAGCGTTAAACGATGCGGCAAGATCGGCTAGTTCTTGTGCGCTTAGCGGTTCGCCGCCAGTTTGTTTAAGGACGCCGGCTGGGATGCTTGAACTGGCGTTGCGCGTGCGCGCGTCGTTTATTTTGAGCGCGGTTTCTACAACTTGCGTTCCTGAATAGATCAGTCCTTGCGTTGGGCTAAGAATCTGCACCAAGTTTGTCGGATCTATTTCGCCGCCTTGAAAGTAAACGGCTTTTGATGGTGCAAACCACACGGGGCCTGCCATGTCTTGAGTAGTTACGCTGCCGGCTGGAAGACGTGTGAACGATGCTGGGTAGCCGTCGGCGGTGCGTGAAGTGATGTACCAGAATGCGCGGCCAAAGAAGAACAAGTCGTCAAAAGTCCACGACATAAGAAAGTTGTAAGGCACTTCGGGATCTGGCCGACGCAACCATGATCGAGGAGCGGTGTAGATCTTTTCCATGTATTCGCCGTTCCATTGCTCCACGTAAGAGCGGAGCGGCATGCATCCGATAACCGATGCCATAAGATCGCGCGAGCGATTTATTGCTGCAACTTGTACGGCACGGTTACGCGCTTCGCCTTCTTGATACGTGTAGTACTGGCCGATCATCGAAACGCCAGCATTGTTTGATGCGTAGTTGAGTCCTGCGCCTGCGGCTGCGGCTTTGGCAGGTGGCGGCGAGATTGCGGCCTTGCTCACTTTGCGATCAAATAATCCCATCCCTAGAGCATGACACACTTGGCGCGTTTATGGTGGCAACCGCTCGGAGGCGTTTCCGATCCCGACGAAAGGTAGGGCTCACGAACGGCTGCCGATTGGATGTTAGTTCGGGACGATGACTAGCGAAGGCTTTTGGGTGACTCGGTTTTGTGAGGCCAATGTTGCCGACCAGATCAGGGTGCGGCATAACTCGATCGGGCCGGGTGACTTCTGGGATGAGACGGCGATGGAGCCTTGGGTGCGGACGAGGACGGCGCGTTGGACGTGTTCGGAGAGCATGGCTTCGCCCGTGTGAACGAGCCGCATTTCGTGGATCATGTTTTTGACGACTGGCGTGTATTTGAGAATCTCGCCGTATCCAACGACTATTCGACGGCGGTCAAACGTGGCGGATTGAACTAGCACGTCAATTGTCGGGGAGAACGCAAACTTAACGGCTGGGTCTTTAGCGATTTCGGCTAGGTGCTCTAGTAGTTCTTTTTGTGTTTCGGCGGTAAAAGCCACGGAGTTGACGACGCGGCCGTCGGGTAGGGAGACGGATCGGGTGGCGAAATATCGCGTGTCGTCCATGGAAGCTTCTACGGCGACGACTCCGCCGGCAGGGACTTCTCCTTCGTAGAGCAAGTCTGGCCAGAGGCCATGTGGGATCCATGAGTTCGCGGACGCGACCCACATGTTTAGGGATCCGCGCAAGAAAAGTGCTCGATCTGGGCCTTCTGATTCTTGGCGCAAAGTCTCGATCGTCAAGAAGTGGCCGATCGCTGGGTTGCCCCAATACCACGACGCCTCATGCAACGGATCTAACGATGGCTCGGGCGACCATTCGGCGAAGTAGAACGACGAAGGCTTCTTAAGGTCAATAAGGCGAAGCGCATTTTCGCGGTGGCGGATAAACAACTTGGATGCCTCGGTGCCGGCCGTAGAGAACATGGCGGTTAAAGGCGAGCGTCTGGCGCGTTGAGCCGGCAAAAGTCCTGCTTCTACTTCGTCGGAGACGTCAAACAATTCGTCAATGATTGCCAAGTCGATTGTCATGCCGTGGCCGACTGAGGGCCGTGCTGCTTTGACATACCATTTAGAGCCGTCTGGCATTGTCGCTTGATAGCGGCCATAGGACATGATAACTTTGGCGCCGCAGCGTTTTTCTAGGATCGGTGCGATCTCTTCAAAGAGCATGCAGGCAAGATCGAGACGGTGCGAAAGCGAGACAACTGTTTGTCGCTGGCCACGGATCTTTGGCATCTCAATTAGCCAGAACAGAATGAGCGCTTGAATGACTGTGGTTTTGCCGTTCTGACGGGCCACGGACACAAGGCTCGACCGATGCACAAGATCCTGATCAACGTTAAAAGTAAGCATCTGATCCAACACGTGCATTTGCCAAGGCAACATCGTTAAGCCAAGAAGCTCCTGGGCTATGTCCCCCACAATTGCCGCCCACGATCCGACACCGTCAGGGCTGATCGTTTCCAGTCTCGGCCGGTCGTGCGCGATCGCCGCTGGTTCTGGCTGGTTCAGGCCGTTCTTGGTAAAGAGTTGGATGGGGCTCGGGGGCGTTTCACTTCTATACAAAAAACCGTTTTGAGTAACATTTCGTTTTTGTATTCGTATCGCG